CTTAGTTTGTGTGTATTGATACACCAATAACTACGTGAAGTTAGAACGCATTATTCAATGTGTTCGTAACGTTCGGCTGCCCAGCGCGTACAAGCGTTGAGCAGTTGCAAACATGGTTTAGTGAGGGGGTCTCCCATCATTACGCCACGTCTGGTCCACAGGAAAGAAGAATTCCCTTCTTCAGCTATGGTTCCAATTTCATCGTAGGAGCTATGTGCCCTATAGATGACTTTGCGCGGGCGGTAGCAAATCGCATTGACTATCCCCCGCAAAACAGGTGGAATGCCGCATTTGAGCATCCACTTGTTACTGATTATCTCGGCTATATCAAGTCTAAGATAATCGGTGGCTGTCTCGTAATCTGTACTCGACACCCACAATGAGCCCATTCGCACGGTCTCTGCAGTCTGATCTTTATTTCTAGACCGCCATTCCTCTTCGAAACAATTTATATCATTTCCAAAGAGGCGTTGAAAGAATTCCCATCCGTGGGACTCTTTCGACATGCCCGATTTAGAGGAGTCTACCTTCTTTAACGGGTAAGAACAAATTTTGTTCACGACATCCAACACAACCTTAAGATAAGAAAGTGTCTTTGTCACAATCCGGGTCTTCCCAGGTTCCGCGATTGCTACGAGTTTAATAGTTCTCAGCTCTTCAAGATCTGTACTTAAAACTCTTGCTAAACAATGCCAGAAGATTCGTTCTCCGGTGTTTAGTTCACACTTCTCGACGTATGTAACATCGGATGTGTGTAAATCGATAATGGGCATGGGACGATCCCCATAAATCGATTCGAGTTCTTTCATGATTGCATGAATAGTTCCTCCCTCCTCGACTGTCGCCTCTAAACAGGCGCTTTTAGTCAAGGAGATACCAGCTTTTGTTGTAAGACCAGTAAAGATGTACGAAGGTAAGCCGTCAATGTAACCATTGACGATACCACGCACTTTGTCCAAAGACCGCTCACGTGGAGGTTCTTGGACTGTCAGTAGAAATTTCTTTCGAGATTTTACTGAGTCAATAAAAGGTGGAGTACCGACTCCCCTTGTTTGACATAAGATTCCGAATGCGACCAAGCGGTCTTCAACGGAAAACTTTGCGACATGTTTGATAACTGGGATTACCCAGTGCAACCATTTCGGAAACTTGTTGCCGAGGTATTCCTGGCAACCTGTTTTGGTCGGTGAGAATCCATTCTCTACGGCCTCACTATCTTGGAAAGATATAATACCTTCCGAGATCGTGATTCGATGTCCGAACGGGACATTGAGGAAGGTTTGGGTTTCTTTATCGAAGCCGTATTCCTTCTTGAAGGCTTTCTCTTCTTTCGCAGTGAAGAAGGAAAAGTCATCCGAGATCACGTTAAAAGATAAATCCTTTATCGTTTTTCTCATTTTCTTGAGTTGAGAGTAATAACTCTGGTATTCAAGTACCTCACTTTTGAAGTTCCC